ATTTCAATAGCATTCAAAGCACATTTTTTCATTTCGTCACCGACATATTCTGGGTTATTAACCCATTCATCTGTAATTTTATCTTTAATTTGATATTGTTGTATTTTTCTACTACCTATTCCGGCGAAGTTTTTATGTAATGTTGGAATATCATCTCGGAATAATTCAAATCCATGTTTTTCATCAACATAAACATACCATGTATTATATGTCCAATCGAATACATAAATCAATTTTTTAAGTTGTTTTGCGTATTCAATAGCGTAACGTGTACCACCTTTAACACTTTTGAAGTCTGGTGTTAATTCAACAACGGCGTATATTGCCTGTGAATTTTTAACCTGATAATAATTCCTTGCTTTCAAGTCATCCGCAAAGCTTCTTTTGAATTTTTTCTTTTTCTTACCTTCAAGACATTCATACATGAATTTATAACATTCATCCATTTCGGGAGAAGATAAAATATGTGGTGTAATACGAATATCTTTTAACTGTTTTGGTAGATTCTTGTTTTCTTCTGGTCTGTAATGATGTTGTCTGCCCGGTGTTATTCCATATTTAACACCATACCAACCAAATGCTGTGTCTGCGCCATAAGCACCACCAGAGTGAAGAACATGATTTTTCAATTTGTTTTCCATTTTATTAAAATTTTATTTAAAAAAGGGCGAACCCATATTTGATGGTGTACGCCCTTCCTACGTTCAAAAATGCTAACTATTTTAGAAAGGAAGATCTTCATCCTGCACATAAACAGGTGGTGCCGGTGCATGTGCTGGTGTATTTGTTGATCCGGTTGCACGACTGTTGCTTGTTGTTTTCGCTTCTTGTGGCGGTGTTGGCGTGTTTACACCATTTTGCCCATCATTTCTTGGACATAATTCCAGATTTTCGATTACAATAACCGTAGCACTTTGTTTTGCTCCGTCTTTTTCCCATTCACGAGTTCTGATTTTACCATCGATCATAACAAATGAACCTTTTTTCACATATTTTTCGATAACACCTGCAATTCCGCTGCGCGATGTTTCGACACGAATCCAGTCTGTTCTTTCGGGAACTTCTGTACCATCTTGTCTTTTGTATCCGCGTTCTGTTACTGCCATACTGAATTGTGCAGATTTACCGCCACCATCAAAATCTGTTATACGTGGGTCGTTACCAAGACGACCGCTTACAATTACTCTGTTAATCATGATTACTTTTATTTAATATATTAATTTTACTTTATTTCTATTATAAACTTACACTTTTTTTAGTGGAGTTAAAAATCGACAAAGATTTTTTTCATAATAAAACACCAAATCATCATCACGTATTTCTTTACCAGATATTAACTTAAAAACCTGTGGGAAATACGTTAAAGTACAAGATTTAATTTTTCCAACAATATTTGTTTCCGGTGTTAAAAAATCCATTTTTTCGTAAACACTAATAGTATTTCCAAAAGATGTTTCAAATTCATGGTAATTCAATCGGTAAAGTTGAGAATCTACATTGATTTTTCCTAACAAACATCTTTCTGCAATGTAACCACAAAAATTTGATACGATTTTTTCACCCACTGATAATCCCCCAACTTCAAATATCAATTCATCAACTTGTTTTGAATGTATCTTAATATTACCATTATCAAATTCACTACTATTATAAATTTCGTTAAAAATTTGATAAAGAATATAATTTTGAATGGTTACATTTCTTGACATGTTCAATTTACCAAATATGATTTGTCTGGTATATTTACTATTTTCAAAATATGGTAATAGTGGGTGCATATTACCTAAATGGTATTTTAAAAACTCTTTATAATTGTTTGTGTTGTTCACCAATGTTGGATCATGATATTTTAACGCTTGAAAATTTGCATGTTTCAAATCTACCGAAAGAAAGTATTTTCCATGATTGGTTTTTGTGTAAACAGATGTTTTTGGAATATTATTAAAAATAGCATTTGACGGAACAACATATCCGCTCATTGCTTTTGATGTGAAATCTTGATATGCTTCAGATTTCTCTATACTAGTTATCATTTTATCCCTACATTGGTAATAATCATCTAAAAACTGATTTTCATCACCATTGTAATATGTGTCAATTAATGACAATAACCATAACCATTTTTTATAAGAATCATTATATTCATCATATAATTTCAACTGATATTCAAAATACGGATAATCCAATACACTGATAGGTAGATTGAAGTCATTTACAAAACGGTTTTTTAATTTGATGTTTGTACTCATTTGTCGACTATTTTGATTTTTGGTAAAAAAGAAAATGTGATTATATATTTAAAAATTTCTTTTATCAATATACATATATTTTTTGTAACCACAACCCTGTATTCCCATTTAAGTTTTCTTATTTCTTTTCTTATACTATCGGTTATTTTGTGTTCCCCATTTTTATACCTATCATAACGAAAAATTTTCCATTCAATCCAATATTCCCACCAATCTTCACATGTCCATAAAAAATCTGGTGCAAAAGCTGCTAAAGGAATTTTAATAAATATAAAAAATATCATGTAGAATAATGTACCAAAAGCAAATAATGTCATTAATAATGCTACAACCGTTCCAATTGGACCGACTTCTTCTAAACCTAATTGTTCAATCATATGTAAAATGTTAAGATATATACATTACCGCACTTGTTTTTGATATTTCATTTATGAAGTATGTGTTATAGGTGTAAAGCGGAGATAACATAATAATATCATATTTATTTGTTTTTTAATTAATTATTATTGTGTGATTATAAACAGTCTCCATCCACTGTGTTTTGTATTCTACTTTATCCGGTTGAATTTCGTAGGATATTAGTTTAGGTTTTTCACTATTACATTTTATTTTTTGGATGTATCCTATGACACAACATATTGAATCGCTTGAATCATAGTTTATCTTTTTTATTTCACCTTTTTTATCATATAAAACATTTATATCCGGATATTTTTCTATTATCATATCGAATATAACATCTTTTTTGGCAACCCCAAAAGGAAATTCTCCGAATAGTGGTATTGTTCCATCCTTCAACGATTTTTTAATTTCCTTTATATTTCGTTTTTCACCCTTTTTGTTATATACATTCACAGCACACAGAGAAGGAAAGGCGTACATTCTTGCGTCATAGGAGGAAATTTCCTCACAAATAATATTCAATGTATTATAAATAACATGTGTAATTATACCACTAAATCTCATAAGGGTTCCAACAGTATTTATGTTGTTAGACCCAAAAAGTGGTTGTTCAATAACAACTTTAGTAATACTATTATCATATGTCATTTTAATAATAGTTTCGTATTGTTTTAGTTTTTCCTCAAAAATTTTACTTTTTGTTAAAAGAGATTCTAACCCCTTTAATTTTTTGGTTTCTTTGTTATTTAATTCAAGACTTTCGGATAATATAACATCCAAAATATCGTTTTCATGTTTGAATAATGACATTCCAATTACAGAGGTAGAAATATCTAATCCTAATAGGTATTCGATTTTATTTTCCATTTTATTATGTTTGTTTATGGATAATATAATGGAATCTGGGATTAAATCAAGTCTTGCTTTTTTCTTCTTTGATAATTGTATCAATCACAAGTGTTTTCTTTATAACTTTGTTGTAAACGTATTCGGTATATGTGTTGTTGAATATTTGTATGTAAGTGTATACGTGTTTATCTTGTGAAATTCTGAAATTTCTATCCATAAACTGTATTAAGTTTCCGGGTACAAAATCAAATGAATTTAAAATTAAAACATTGGATGCTACAAGAGTAATTCCTACTCCCGCCGCTAACACATTGCCGGCGAACACTTTACAATCCGGTTTGTTTGTAAAATCTTCTTGTGCTTTATCTTTTTGTTTTGCTGTCATTCCACCATGATATGTAACACATTTATCACCGAAATACTCTTTTAGTTCCGACAATTCATCATTATAGCAACACCCTATTATTACCTTACTACCACTTTCTAACCAACTTTCACATAATTCTATGGTATGAGAAATCATCTGTTTTGCTAAATACTGACGATATAGTGTTCCGCTAACCAGATCTTTGTATAATTCATCAACATTTATTCCTTCATCTTCTTTTGCTTTAACATATTCTGACCAGAGTTTATCATACTCTTTTCTTTGTGTTGGTGTTAAATCGTAGAAACGTTCCATTATGGTACGTTCTGGTAATCCGGGTATTTCTCTCTTCAACCTTCGTAAATAAAGGTGTTTACATTTTTCATATAATTCTTCTCCGTTTGTGTCGGCGTTTGGTTTTAATATTTCTCTACCAGTTTTTAATCGCATTTTTTTTGCGCCACAATATCTTGTATAATAATAATTATAATCTTTTGATAATTCTGATCCTATTAATCCTAATATGTTAAAGAAATTGATATGACTATTTGAAATAGGTGTACCACTAAGAGCATATATATTTTCAACTCCACTTCTACTCAAATAATCACGAATTGCTTTATATCTGGCGGCACTTGTATTTGAGAATTTATGACATTCATCTATGATAACTAAATCAAAATTTGATTGAATAAGAGGATTTTGTTCGTTTAATTCTTCTATTTTTTGTTTGTTTCTTGATTTAACCTTTTTTGGTTTACCTGTATATTCATCTATAATGGTATCATAGGCAACGGAAT